AAATTAAAATTATAGTACCCTATTTCTGGTTGGCTACTGTGTCCTACGTACACACGAGTTCCAATTGTAGCCATGCAAGACGGCGTGTGACGATTTAATTGGTCTGTTGTGTCTGAAATGTAGCCGCGCTGGTGCCACATCTGCGTAGCGGCGTCGTACACCCACGTGACGTTTGCAGTGGGAAACGTCAGCACATAGAACATGTGCCCATCTTGCTGGTACGTATACGCAATCGCGTCTGAGATCGTGCTGTAGCTTTGGATAGCGTACTCGATGGCGTGCGTCGAGATGCGCTGCGGCTGATAGCCTCTGGCGCGGTACACCATGCCTGCGCCGCGAGCGTCGGTGCCCAGCCAAAATACGCTGCTGTCCATCTTGGCGACTGAGTAGGGCGCAGCGCAGCCCGTCTCAATAAACGCGCCTTGGATGGGCGCAAGCGGGTAGTCAGGCTGGCCAGCGTCGTACCAGACCTCGGTCGAGTTGTTGCCAAAGATCCAGATTTCTTTGTGGTCGATAATCAACGACACCACGTTGTCGGGCGACGCCTCGGCGCTGGCAAACGACAGCGGCTCAATGCTGCTGCCGTCAAATAGCTCTGTTACCCACACCCGCTGGCTGTTTGGTTCGTTGAACACAAAGTAGCCGTTGATGTAGCCCACGGTGACAGCGCCGGGAAAATCAAGGTCGTTAATCTTCGCAAACGCTGTCGTATCAATGTTGTAGATGTAGCCGTCTGGGTTGGCCGCTATAAAAATTTGCGTACCGTTATCGGTCATGCTTACTGGGCCAGTCCCCGTAATGCCTGTGCCGCGAAGGATAGTAAGAGTAGGGCCAATAGAGTATAAATTAGAGCCTGCTACTGCATACAAGACGCCTTTGACAGCCCACATACCTCTAATGTTGCCAGACCCGCCAAAACTAACGTATGAAAGTATGCTTGGCACTCGTTGAAAGTACGCAGCCGTCTTGCCACCGTCCGGCGTAGACTCCGGGTACATGTTGATGAGCCGGTTGTCCGCAGCGTTGATGCTGCGGGCAACGTAAGCGGCGCCGAGGATAGGCGACTTCATGCTTAGAAATTGCCCGCGTAGATATTGTAGCGCTGACGATTGCCCACGATGGGGTAGGGAATCGACATCAAATCGTCAGGATTGTTGATGCGCTTCAGGTTGCGCTTAGACGTCATGGCAATCCGCTGCACTTGCCGGGACGGCTCAACGCCAAACTCAGGCGCCAGCTCACAGGCCAAGTTGTACCGGAACGCTCGCAGGTAGCCTGGCGGGAACGTCAGATTTGTGGCCAAGATGGCTGGCCGCGACAACTGTTCCACGGACACAATGTGAAACTTCAGCACACGCGTCGGTATTGGATAAATATACATCTCAACGTCGGGGTACGTCATGTTGACCCACATGACCTGCGGGTAGGTGCTTCGCACCGTTTTTAGCGCGATCCCGTTGTACTGCTGCTGGTTGATGAGCTTGATGCCGTAGGAAACGCCGGTGGACGGATCTTTGAAGTACGTTGCGTCATCGACCAGAATAGGCCGGTTGCCGACAAAATCACCCGTTGGCCCTAGCGTGCGGCTAATCTCAGCCGCAGGCCAACTAAAAACTTGATCTTCTGTGGCAAAAACCGACAACCGCTCGGTGTTCCACGACTCGATCATCTGGTTCATGGCCGACAACGCATCGGCTGCCGACTCAGGCGAAGGCGATTCGCCCTCTGCTACGACACCAATCAGGCGCAGCGCGCCCGTGATAATGTCACCCGCTGTAGTTGCCATCGACCGTCTCCTTACGACGACGACCTCGGCGTGCGAGTTGATTGTCCGGCACGCTGTCTACGGCCCCGTCAGGGTCTGCGCCCAGAGTATAGCGTGTCCAGCCGTTTTGTTCATCAAATTCGGCTTCTTGCTCGGCAATCGCTACTTTATCGCCGTGGACTGGGTGTCTTAGATAAATGATAGGCATAGAAAAACGGGGGCCGAAGCCCCCGCCCCTTTAGGCAGCCGCCATGATGACCCAGTTGGTCCCGTCTTCGCAAACCAGCGTCGCAAACTTGCCCGCAGTCGCGGCCAGGATGGCCGTGCCTGCAGTGCCTGATGTGAGTGGTTTGACGTTAGAGGACGCCGAGATCACCGTGTAGGTGCCTGACAGATTTTTGAGCGTGACGGTCCGACCGATGTAATCAGAACCGCTGGGCAGCGTCACGGTGACGTTGGCAGCGGAACCGTTACAAATCACGTAGTTTTCCTCATCGCCCAGCGTAAAGCTGGCGGTCTTGGTGACCGGAGCGTTGAGGTAAAACGCAGTGAGCGCGGGGTCGGAGTACGCCACACCAACAGATTTATTGTTCGGCATGACGTATCTCCTTTAGGCGATCTTGTAGACCGTGTAAGCACCGTCCGCAGTTTTACGGAACCGAAACGCCGCGCTGGACGTCACCGCAACCGCAACCAGCGCATTACCACCGTTGGTTACGCCAGTGCCAAGCGCCAGAGTCACAGCGCCAGACGACGTACCAATGTTGACAATGTTCAGGTCAAACGTGCTGCCCGTCGTTGCGTTGGGAAGCGCGTTGTCAATTGCGACAGCGGTCGGCAGCGTGTACGTTGCGGCCGAGGTTGAAGGGTCAGCCACCAGCATACCGCCCAGAATCTGAGCAGCAGTCAGCGTTGCCGTTGCCGTTGCGGTCTGGGGCGCGTCAGCCGCGCCCATGACGGTTTCAGCGCGGTTGCCTGCACCGACCTGATACCCGCCTGCACCATTAGGAAGAGCCATGATAAATCCTTTCAAAAATGTATCGAAAAAGGGGGCCGTAGCCCCCTAATCCTATTAGCCCCAGAGGCGAACAGCCATTTGCGGACGGATAACCGAGAAGCCATACAGCACGTCAATACGGCAGGGCAGACGGTCATTGTTGATGTCGTACTGACGAACAATACGCATCGAGATGCCGTTGTGAACCTGACGCGAGGCCATGTCAACGCCTTGCGGCATCAGCAGGTCAGCGGTCGCAAACGAGATGGCGTCACGGTGGTACACCAAGTTTTGCGGGTACTGAGTGCTGGCGCTGCCAAGGAAGGTGACCGTTGCGCTGGCTTGCGGGAACGAGTCCACGGTCGCAAGGGCTTGGCTGGCAGTGTAGATCGCCGGGCTGACGCTGACCGTGTACGCGCCGCTGGACGCGGTAGCGTCAGCAGTAGCAACGAACTGCTGGAGCGAGCCAGTCGACTCACGGGTCTGCGGGTTCACCGCGTACACGTTAGCGATGGTAAACACGTCACCTTGCTTGATGACCTGCGAGCCAGTGCCAGTGATGGCGATGGTGGTCGCGCCTTGCGACGACACGGTGGTCGTTACAGTGTGCGCGCCGGTCCGGCTGCCAGTCGTGAACTGCTTGATCGACTGCGACATGTTGACTTCATCCAGCCCGAGGATGCCTTCGCCCATCATGCCGTTTTTGAACTGACGGCTGATAGTGGAGGTCGGGTTGAAGAGGCCTTTCATGCCTTCGACCAGCGCCGCGTTGGCCGCCGGATTAACGGTGGCGTAGCGGGGGTTCATCACCGCAGCGGCTTCGTTCAGCTTCTGTTGCGCTTGCAGCAGAACGAGCGAGGTGCCGGGGGTGGTGCCGGGGGTGCCAACCGACTGGAACACGTTCTTGAACGAGTTCGCGACGTCAGCGTCGATGCTGGATGCAAGCTGGCTGATACGAGGCTTCAGCACGCGCTCTGCGAAGTCATCGAGCTGCATGGTCAGCTCAGCGGTCGTGAAGTTCACGCCGATGTGCTTCTGGCTCGACACCGTAAGAGTGGTGAACTGTTCCTGATCGTCTTGGACTTGCAGCGCGGCACCGTCGGTCACCAGCGCGCGGTCCGGCAGACGGATACGCAGCGTGGAACCGATTTTTGCGCCTTGAACGGCGAACGAGTCGTCATATTGACGGTTTACGTTACGGGTGATCACCAGCGAGTTTTCAAGGATTTCCAAACTCTTGCGGGTGATCATGTCAATCGTAAGGATTGAGTTAGCCATGATCTATAAAACTCCTTTGGTTGATAGAGATTACCTACCGTTCTTTGCTTCCCACGCCCGAATCTGGCGTTGCCGCTCGGCGGCGATCCATTCGCT